CCATCGCGCGCGTCGGCGCAGTTGCGAACCTGGGCCGGTTTCGGGGTCCTGATGGGCAATAGACCCAAGCCCGCAGCGCTGAAACGCGCCACCGGGAACCCGGGGCGGCGGCCAATCCGTGAGGTGCAACTGCCGGACACGGGCGCAGTGGGGATGCCGGAGTATTTGGGCCGCACCCCGCGCGCCGCGGCGCTTTGGCGGGAGTACGCGCCTGCCCTGCTCCTTCTCGGGACATTGCGTAAGGAGAGCGAGCGTTTGTTCGCCATGTGGTGCGCAGAGACGGCCATGTACGAGCGTTCTCCGCGGAAGTTCACGGCCTCGCGTATCACGCAGATCCGCACCCTGGCGTCAAGTCTCGGGATGGACCCGAGCGCGCAGGGCAAATTCAGCACCCCGACCGATGCCAGTGACAGCGACCCGGCGGAAGAGTTCTTCCGCCCGCATATCGAGCGCACCGGCTGATCCGGTTACGGCCTACGCCGAGGGCGTGGCGTCCGGGCGGATCATCGCCGGGCCGTACGTCCGGGCGGCTTGCGCCCGCCACCTGCGGGATTTGGAGCACGGCGCCGCGCGCGGGTTAGTGTGGAAGCCCGACCTGGCCGCCCGGGTGTTCCGGTACTTCGCCACCGTGCTGCACCTGAATGGTGGCGACCACGAGGGGCAGCCCTTCCACCTGCACGAGTCGCAGCAGTTCATCGTTGGCTCGCTCTTTGGCTGGACCCGCGCCGACGGTGCCCGCCGCTTCCGGCTGGCGTTCATTGAGGAGGGCAAGGGCAGCGGCAAGTCACCGCTCGCGGCCGGCATCGGCCTCTACATGCTGATGTCCGATGGCGAAGCGAGGGCGGAGGTGTACGCCGCTGCGGTGGACAAGGACCAGGCGGGGATCCTGTTCCGCGATGCGGTGGCCATGGTCCGCCAGTCGCCCGCGATTGACGCCCGGATCACGTTTAGCGGCGGGATGGGGCGCGAGTACAACATCGCGTACCTGTCCACGGGCAGCTTTTTCCGCCCGGTCTCCTCTGAATCGAGCGGCCGGGGCAAATCCGGCTTCCGCCCGCATTGCGTGCTGCTGGACGAGATTCATGAGCACCCCACGAACGCCATGGTGGAGTTCCTTTCAGCCGGCGTCAAAAACAAGCGCCAGCCGCTCATCTTCATGATCACGAACTCCGGCGTAGACCGGGCGTCGGTGTGCTTCGAGTATCACCAGTACGGCGCCAAGGTGGCCGCGGGGGACATCGAGGACGACACGTTTTTCTCCTACATCTGCGCTTGCGACGAGGGGGACGACCCATTCACGGACGAGCCGGATGCGGAGCTGGGCTATCCCCGGAGCTGGGCGAAGGTCAACCCGCTACTGGGCGTCACGATCGCGCCGTCGTACCTGTCGAAGCAGGTGCGGGAAGCGCAGGGAATGCCTTCGAAGGAGAGCATCGTCCGCCGCCTCAACTTCTGTCAGTGGGTGGACGCTGAGAACCCGTGGATTGATGGCGACCTGTGGCGGGCCTGCGAGCGGTCCGAGCTGACGCTACCCACGGCGGGCGGGTCCCTGGGGCTGGACCTGTCCGGCAAGCGCGACCTGACCGCAGCCGCACGGGTGGTCCTGGCGTCCGATGGCGTGCTGGAGGCCGAGGTTCGGTTCTGGACGCCGGCCGATACGCTGCAGGAGCGGGCCGCGAAGGACCGGGTGCCGTACGACGCCTGGGTCCGGGACGGCCACCTGATCGCGGTACCGGGCCGGTCCATCGACTACGCCTTCGTGGCGCGGGACCTGGCCGACTGGCTGCAGGCTGCCGCGGCAATGGCGTTTGACCCGTACCGGCTGGAGGACTTCCAGCGGGAGCTGGGTGACGCCGGGATTGAGTCATGGGTCTACGAGGGGCCGGACAAGCCGGCGGGCCAGGGGCTCCGCCTGGTGCGCCACGGTCAGGGCTTCCGCGGCGGCATGAGCGATTCCCCGCTCTGGATGCCCCGCTCGATTAGCGACCTCGAAACGGCCGTGCTCGCCGGGAAGCTCCGCGTCCGTCGGAACCCGGTGTTGACGTGGGCATCCGCATCCGCCGTGCTCGAGATGGACGCGAGCGCAAACAAGAAGTGGGAGAAGCGGAAGAGCACCGGCCGCATTGATGGCATCGTGGCGCTGTGCATGGCCGTCGGGCTCGCCATGGTGGCCGAGCCCGAGACCCCCGAACCCTCCATCCGGTTCATATGAGCGAGCGACTGCGGGAGCTGGTGCGGGCGTATGGCGGCTGGAGCGACGTCGCCCAGGACGTGCACATTTACGGTGGCGGACTGGCCGTTGCCTGCGGCGTGGGGCTCTGGTCCCCTGCGGGCGCTGGCGTGGCCCTGTTCGGCTGTCTGCTCGTGTTCCTCGGCCTGAGGCACTGAGATGGGAATCTTCCGAGCATTGAGCGGCCCGCGGGCTCGCGCTCCCTGGGATGATTGGTGGTACAACTCCGTGGCGCGGGAAACTGCCGCGGGCGTTGACGTTGACACGGAATCCACGCTCGGCGTTACCGCGTTCTGGAACGGTGTTACGCTGATCGCCAATGCGCTCGCCATGGCGCCGCTCCGCCTGTATCGCCGTCGGCGTGGCGGCGGGGCGGATGAGGCGCGCGAAGACCCCCGGTTCCGCATCGTGTTCCGAAAGCCGAACCAGTGGCAGACGGCCTTCGGCTGGCGGCAGATGTCGCAGGGGCACCTCCTGCTTCGGGGCAACTGCTACGCGCAAAGGGTCTACCGCGGCAGTGGCGTGCTGGGGGAACTGGTCCCGCTCCACCCAACGCGAATGCGGGTGCTGGTAGGGGACGGCGAACTCTGGTACGAGTACACCCGGGGCGACGGTACGCGACGGGTTTTCCGGGCGGATGAGATCCTACACGTGCGGGGGCTCTCCGGCGATGGCATCGTCGGCTACTGCCCCGTTACCGTGATGCGCGAGTCTGTGGGTGCCATCATGGCCACCGACCGCTACTCCGCCCGGTTCTTCCGGAATAATGCCCGCCCTGGTGGCGCGCTCCAGACCGCCGCGGTACTCGGCGACAAGGCATTTGATCGTGTCAAGCAGCAGTGGGAAGCGGCCCACGCTGGGGTGGACAACCAGCACAAGGTGGCCATCCTGGACAGCGGGCTCCAGTGGCAATCAATCGGCTTCTCGGCCGAGGACTCGCAGCTGATCGGCAGCCGCACGTTCAACGTGCAGGAGGCCGCGCGGATACTCAACATCCCGCCGCACAAGCTCAAGGAAATGTCGTCGGCCACGTTCTCCAACATCGAGCATCAGGCTATCGAGTGGGTAGTGGACACCCTGCAGCCGTGGGCCGAGAACTGGGAGCAGCAGTTGGACGCCGACCTGCTTTCCGAACGCGAGCAGGCTACGATGTACTTTAAGTACGACTTGAAGGCGCTGCTCCGCGGCGACAGCGCACAGCGCGCCGCGTACATGCAGACCCGGTTCAACATGGGGTCGCTCTCGCCGAACGACATTCGCGCACTGGAGGACGAGGACCCGATTATGGGCGAGGGCGGCGATCGCTACTACGTGCAGCAAAACCTTATGCCGCTGGACAAGGTTGACGACATTCTGGCCCGGAAAGCCGCGCCACCCGCGCCGCCCCCGGCCGTCCCGCCGGCAGGGCCGGGCGAGGATGAGGCGGTGGCCGCCCGACTCCGGGCGTTCGCGCCGGCCCTGCATGACCTGGCCGCCCGGATGCTGCACCGCGAGATCACGGCGACGCAGCGGGCCGCAAAGCGGGGCGACTGGCCGGCGTTCCGGGTGTGGGTCGATGAATACTACGCGGAGGCCGCCGGCACGGCCGCCCAGCAGATCGTGCCGCTCGCCACGTCCATGGCGCGCGTCGCCGGCTGCGTGGCCAGCCAGTCGGTGCGTGACTACGCGGTAGCCATGGGGCAGGAGGCCGCAGCCGAGTCCCTGGCCGCGCTCCGGGAACTCCTCCGCGTCACGGCGCCGGAGGACGTGGAGGAAGGGCTGGAGGCGCTGCTGGAGGGTTGGCGCCAGTCCCGGCCGGGCGACTTCGCCGAGCGCGGCGTGGCCCGCGCGGTCAACGTGTTCACCACCGCCAGCGAGAGGATAGCCGCATGAGCACCATCACGGACATCAGCACGGCGCGGCGGAAAGAGCGCGGGCGCTACGAGATCCGGAACGCCGCCGAGAAGGTGGCAGAACTGTGGATCTACGACGAAATATCCGCCTTCTGGGGGGTAGATGCGGGCGAGTTCAACCGAGACCTGGCCAAGATCACCGCCCCGACCATCAAGCTCCGGCTCAACTCGCCGGGCGGGGACGTACACGCCGGGATCGCGATTTACAACGCGCTCCGCCGGCACCCCTCCCGGGTGGTGACCTACGTCGATGGGATAGCCGCCTCGATTGCCAGCGTAGTGGCGCTGGCGGGCGATGAGGTCATCATGCCGTCGAACACGTTCATGATGATCCACAACGCTAGCGCCTTCGCCGGGGGCGATGCTCGGGCGCTGCGCGAGGCGGCCGACATCCTGGAGAAGCACTCGGAGACAATCCGGGCCATCTACGTGGAGCGGACCGGGAAGACCGAGGCGGAAATCCAGGACCTGATGGACGCCGAAACGTGGATGACAGCTCAGGAGGCGCTGGACCTGGGCTTCGCGGATACCGTGGCGGATGAGGCGCTGGCCGCCGCTGCGTGCGCTGACCTGACGGGGTTCGGGTTCCGGCATGTGCCGGCGGACCTGGCGGCGCGGGCCGAACCGGCCGCCGCGGCAGCGCCGCTGACGGATGATGGGCTGCGGCAGATGGCTGCGGACTGGGGGGCGCACCAGGCGCGCACCCGACTGTTGCGCTGATTCTACACGGCTGCGTATATTGGGCGTGAAGATGTAGGTCTCGGCCGCCGAAGGGTACGCAACGCGACCCGGCGGCGGTTGAGATAACGAGGCACACCACGTCTGCAACGCGGGCGCTGGACCTCTCGAACCCATGCAACAACATGGGTCGGGGTTCGGCGCCCGCTCCTTTTTGGTACGCACCCCCGGCCCGCAAACAACCGGGGAGTGCACAATGGACAGAGTAGCCGAGCTGCGCGCGAGGGCGAAGACGCTCTCCAGTGAGATCGACGCGGTCTACAACCAGGCGCTCAGCGAGAAGCGGGCGCTGTCCGAGGACGAGACAAAGGCGCTGAAGCTCAAGACGGACGAGCTGACGCCACTCGTCGCCACCATCACCAGCCACGACGAGCACGAGGCGACCAAGCTCATACTGGCCGGGACCCACGGGTCCGAGGGGCCGGGCGCCGGGCTGGACATCCAGAACAAGGGCAAGGTGCAGGTCGGCGCCGACCGCGAGGCCGGCCGCCCGTTCGCATCGTTCGGCGAGCAGCTGCTGGCCGTGCGCGCCGCCCACTCCGGGCAGGGGTTGGCGGTGGACAAGCGCCTGCTCCGGCTCGACTCGGAGATCCGCGCCGCGTCCGGCATGTCCGAGGGCGTGCCCTCCGATGGCGGGTTCGCGGTACAGACGGACTTCGTGACGAACATCATCGGCCGGATCTTCGACCAGGAGACCGGTCCCATCGCGAGTCGCGTCCAGCGCATCGAGATCGGCCCGAACGCGAACGGGATCAAGCAGAACATCATCGACGAGAGCTCGCGCGTCGCCGGCTCCCGCTGGGGCGGTGTGCAGACCTACTGGGCGGCCGAGGCGGACACCGTCACGGCCAAGAAGCCCAAGCTGCGGAAGATGGAGATGGACCTGGAGAAGCTCTTCGGGATCTGGTACTTGACCGACGAGCTGACTGCCGACGCCACCGCCATGTCGTCCGTCGCGGAGGCCGCGTTCGCGGAAGAGCTGCAGTTCATGGTGGAGGACGGCGTCATTCGCGGTACGGGCGTCGGGCAGATGCTCGGCATCCTGAACAGCCCGGCGCTGGTCTCGGTGGCCATCGAGGGTTCGCAGACCATCGCGAACACCGCCGCCAGTATCGCCGCGAACACGTCCAAGATGCTGGCCGCGTTCAACGGCCGGCGCTCCAACGCCGTCTGGCTCGCGAACATCGAGCTGTTCCCGAAGATCAGCCTGGCCACGCTCGGCGGCACGTCGGCGCCCGTCTACCTCAACGGTGGCACGATTGCCAACTCGCCGTACGGGACCATCTGGGGCATCCCGATTTTCTTCGTGGAGTACTGCTCGGCGGAGGGGACCGTGGGCGACCTGGTGCTGGCCGACCTGGGCTGGTACGCGCTGATCGCGAAGGGCGCCCCGAAGTTCGCCATGTCGATGCACGTCCGGTTCTTGAACGACGAGAACACGTTCCGCGTGACCTTCCGGTGCAACGGGCAGCCAATCCCGAACTCATCGATCACGCCCTACAAGGGCAGCGTTGCCCGCTCGCCGTTCATCACGCTGGCCGTGCGGACGTAGGGAATCACCCGCCTCCACCCCGGCCGTAAGATGTCGGGGTGGAGGGTCGGGTTGGGAGATAGAAGGCCGAAACCATGAACCGATCAGTTGGAGGGTGATTCCATGAGCAACTCAGTCCAGGTCGAGGGCCTGCATTTCGTCAATGTCCTGCCCCCGGTTGATGTCACGGGTGGGGCAGCCGGCGCGCGCTTCCACATGCGCTACTACAAGAAGGCGCTGGTCGCCCTGCAGGTGGGCGTCAGTGCGGCGGCGTTCACCAAGATCCTGGTCAAGTCGTGCTCTGCGGCGAGCGCAGGCACGGCCACGGCCATCGCGTTCAGCTACTACGCCTGCGAGACGGACGCCTCCGACGTGCTGGGCGCGCGCACGGCGTCGCTAGCGGCCGGGGTCACGCCCAGCGCGGCCAACAACATCATGTACGTGATCGAGGTCGATGCCGCCGAGCTGCTGGACGGGCACGACTGGGTAGAGGTCTCGGTCACGAACGGGACGAACAGCGTCATCGCGAGCGCCCTCGCGGTCCTTTCCGGCACGCGGTACGGGCAGGACCAGAGCGTGACGGTGGTCGCCTGATGTCCAGGCGGATGCTTTACCGCCATGGCCCGTTCGCCGGCCAGAGAGTCGATGTGGAGGAAGGCCCCTACCTCGACTCTCTGCTGGCGACGGGCTACGCGGTCGAACTGCGCGTGCCGGAGCCCGTGCCGGTGGAGGAGCCGGTGCCGGAGACTGCGGCCGGCGCAGTGGTGCCGAAGCCGACGCCCCGCAAGGTGGTGCCGGCGCCGGTAAAGAAGGCAGCGCCGACCGCGAAGAAGCGGCGCAGGTAGAACGGGGGGCGGCAATGAAGGCCGACCGCTGGAGCCTGACGGTGACCGCTCCTCCCGCGCTGGAGCCCATATCTCTGGCCGAGGCGAGGGACCATCTGCGGGAGGACGGCACCGAACAGGATGTGCTGATTGCCGGGCTGATTGCGGCTGTGCGCCAGCACCAGGAGGACACGCTGGGGCTGGCGCTCGTGTCGCAGACGCACGCGCTCCGGCTGGACAGCTTCCCGGACGAGATAGAGCTGCCGCGGGCGCCGGTCCAGTCCGTCACCAGCATCGCGTACGTCGATACCGCGGGTGCCGCACAGACGCTCTCCGCGGTCAGTTACACGGTGGACATCTACTCGACTCCCGCCCGCATCATCCCGGCCTATGGCCTCTCCTGGCCGGATACGCGGGACGTGCCCAACGCGGTGACGGTGACGTACGTCGCCGGCTATGGCGCCACGGCCGCAGCGGTGCCGGACACGCTCCGCTCCGCCGCGCTGATGCGGGTAGCGGACCTGTACGAGAACCGGGAAACGCAGGTCGTGGGGGCGACGATCAGTCCGAACCCGGTCGCGGACGCCCTCGAGGCGCCATACCGCGTCTGGTGGCTGTAGATGCGGTGCGGCCGACTCCGCCACCGGGTGACGTTCCAGGCCCGCGGCACCGTGCAGGGCGACTACGGCGAAGAGCCGGTCTGGACGGATTCCGTGACGCTCTGGGCGGACGCCGCGCTGCCGGGCGGTACGGAGGGCGGCGCCGGGCGGGATGCGGCGGTGGCGGGTGTGGAGCTGGCGCTCCGCTACCGGACGGGCATCACGACGGCCATGCGGGTGGTCTACCGCGGCGCCAACTACGACATCGAGAGCGTGACGGACCCGGACGGTCGGGGCCGCAAGATGCTGGTCCGCGCGGTGGCGCGGGAAGGGACTGCATGAGCGCCCGGGTGGTGGTCTACGGCGACAACCTGATAGACCAGGCGGACGAGCTGACGGAAGAGGCCATGCTCCGGGGCAAGGAAGGCATGGACGGCGCGAGCAACATCCTGGTGAGCTTTACGAAGCGGCTGCTGCAGCTGCGGTCAGGGCCGGACGCGGCGCCCGTAGGCGAGCCGCCCGCGTACCAGGCGGGCGACCTGAGCCGGTCGGTCAAGCGGGTCAACGCCCGGGTGCGCGGCCGTGTCGTGATCGGCGGCGTGCGGGTGACGGACCCCGGCGCCGCGCTGCACGAGTACGGCGGTACGGTGAAGGGCAAGACGCGAATGGCACGGCCGTTCATCCGCCCGGCGCTGGAGTTCACGGACGCGCTGATAACCGCGCACTTGCAGGCGTCGCTGTGAAATGGGACGCGGTGATGCAGGTGGTGGTGGACGAACTCCGCAGCGATAGCGCGCTGGTGGTGGCGCTCGGCGGTCAGCGGGTGGCCCGCATGGTGGACCGTGACGAGGTAGTGCCGCCGGCCGTGCGCTGGACACTGATTGCGGACACGGAGCAGGAAGTGATGAACCCGCTGCTCGTGCAACTGGACTACTGGGCCACGAGCATGGCGAGCGCGGCCACGATAGAGCGGCGGATCCGGCGGGTGCTTTCCCGTCGCGTACGCCGGACGGTTGGCGGAATAGAGATGGCAACACTGTTCGAGGACGCGCGGGATATGCCGGACCCCGGCGTCGGAGTGGTTCATCGGTCGCTGGACTTCCGGTTCGAGCCCGTCCGGGAGCGCTGACGTTCTGACGGAGAGAGGCTGACATGGCAAGCTATACCCTACTCGACCTGAGCGCCCAACTCCGCGCCATCGGCCGCGCGTCCGTGTTCTACAAGGCGGGCGCTTACACCTACGTCGCGAGCCCGACCGGCGCCGACCTGACCCTGACACACCTGGGGGACACCGAGGGCGAAATCGGCATCGAGCTGAATGAGGAGTACTCGGCGATGACGTTGCCGGAACTCACGGGCAGCGCGATGCACAACCGCTACATCGCGGGCGAGTCGCCCGTGGTGACGATTCCGCTCTACGTGGCGGACCCCGCGCTCCGGGCCATCGTCTCGCCCACCGGCAGCGCGAGCGGCGGGTACATGCGGCGCCGCGCGGTGACCGAGTACACGCTGGTCCTGATCCCCGAGGAAGTGTTCATCGAGGGGAATGCTCAGGTGGCGCTGGCCGGGACGAACACCGCGGGTACCATGGCCTGGACCGTGGGCGGCGATGCGGCGACCGCCGCGCAACTCTCGCTGCTCGGCAACTCCATCTGGTTCTGGCGCGGGCATTTCACGAAGGCCGCGCCCATCTACAAGCACGAGGATGGTGGCAAGGTGGTGCAGAGCATCTCGTTCCAGTCGCTCTACAACACCAGCATGCCGGACGGTCATAAGCTCTACACCATCGGCAAGCCGGAGTCGGCGAGCACGCCGATCCTGGTGGACGCTGGCTGATGAGGGCGGTACGCGCATTCTCCCGCGCGGAGCTTGAGCAGATCGCGCGGGAGGAGTATCGGCGCCATTTCGGCGATGTTGCGCCGCCCAAGGTGCGGAACGCTACGGCGCTCGTGGCGTTGGGGGAGCACCGCGCGTTGCGGTGGCGGGGGCACCATTACCGGGTGTCTCCGCTGTCGTTCCACGCTGGCACCGCGCTGCTGGTGTGCCGGCAAGTGCTCTCCGATGCCACCGCGCCCGCGAGCGAGCGGGAGCGCGCCGTGCGGGCTATGCTGCGCCTCGCCCGGCCGCTGCTCCGCACTCGGCGCGGCCACCGCCCGCTCCGCAACCCGCTCCGCCGCCTGGCCGCCGAACGGGTGGGCGAGTTGCTCGACTTCCTCCTCTACGTCCCCGACGAAACACCGGTGCAACCCGCGCGTGCGGGCGGCGACATCGACCTGATTGATGGCCTGATGGAGTACCTGCGTGGTGGCTATCCCGTGACACCGGACGGGCTCCCGGTGTCCTGGGCGCACTATCACTACGCACTGCGGCATGCGGGCCGCCACAGCGCGCGTGAAACGCTCAGGCTCGCGCAAGCGAACCGCGTCGCGTGGGTCGATAAGGACGGCTGGAAAGAGTACAGCGCCGAACTCCGCAGCGCGGGAGGCTGGTAATGGCTGACCGCAAAGGGATAACCCGCTTCCTCTACCTGATCGCTGACCGGGCGAGCGCCAAAAAGGCCGCCACGGAGATGGAGGAGACGCTCCGGAAGGCGGGCGAGAAAGGCGGCGAGGCGTGGTTCCGCGGGCTGAAGGATGCCTATGCGAAGGCGAGGGCCGAGCTGCGGGAGCAGTTCGCGGCCGGAAAGATTGGCGCCGACCAGTACAAGCGGTCACTGGCGGACCTGGGCGCCGCGTACAACAAGAACCTGATAGCCAACGTCCAGAAGCTCCGCACCGAAGGGAAGCTCACTGATACCGAGTACAAGAAGCTCACCAACACGCTCAAGAACGTCGGCACGGAAGGCAGCAAGAGCCTTGGCCTGATCAGCAAGGCCGTCGCGCCCCTGATCGGCTTCTTTGCCGCGCGGACGGTTCTCAACTGGGGCAAGGATCTATTTCGGGCGGCGGCGGAAGCGGAAGATCCGTGGAACCGACTTGGCGGTGCGCTCGAAAACATCGGCATGAGCCTCGCCAACGTCCGGGAGGAGCTGGAGCGAAACGCGGTCGCTTTCGACGAGGGTACGCGCTGGGACGATGAGGACTACGCGGACACGCTTCGCACCATCGTAGACATCTCCGGCGACTATTCGGGCTCCCTCCGCGCCGTAGGCATCGCTGCGGACCTGGCTGCCGCGAAGCAGATGGAGCTGGACGAGGCCGCCACGATTGTCGGTAAGGCGATGGTAGGCAACACCATCGCCCTCGGGAAGATGGGCATCAAGGTCAAGGAGGGCGACGATGCCCTCACTGTGCTAGAGAAGCATTTCCGCGGCCGTGCCGCGAACGATCTCAACACGCACGCCGGCCAGGTAGCCGAGATAGGCAACCAGTGGGACAACTTTAAGGAGAGCCTCGGCGGCGCGCTCCTGAAGGTCATGGACGCGGTGCATGCGTTCGGACTACTCGGTAACGCGCTCAAGTACGCCGGCAACCTCGCCAAGCACCCATTCCAGGCCGTCGCCGCGCTCGCGACCGGGAACTTCGCCGCACTGTCCAGGCTCAACATGCAGGGGCAGGCGGCGGCAACGAAACCTGCCCCGCCAGCAACCCCGCAGATCGCCAGCCTGCCCGGAGTGGGTGTCAGCGTAGCCGATGCCCGTAAGCACGCGGCTGCTCAGGAGAAGGCGGCCAAGGATGCGGAAGAGCGGCGGAAGGCCGAGTGGCAGGCGATTGACGACCGGATCTCGGTACGGTCCGGCCTGGCCCAGAAGCCGGACACGCGCACAGGCACGCAGCAGACGCTTGACACGCTCTCCGGCAAGTTCGGGCCGAATGAGGCGCAGCTCGAGCAACTGCCGTTCACCAACCCGGAGATGATGGGCGAGGTTGCGACCAAGGCTGCGGAGGCGTTCAAGGGCCCGTGGGCCGGGGCGTTTGAGTTCCTGACCGAGGAGATACTCGACGCAGGCGGATTGGTTGAGCAGCTGGCGACGGCATGGGCAGATGGTGGTATTCGGGGCATCGCGCGGTTTGCGGGGGTGATGGCGAAGGAAGCGCTCGTAAGGGCTATCGGCGCTACGGCGAGGGGGATTGCGGCACTTGCCAATCCGGTGGCGGCGGCCCTCAAGGGCGAGAACGCGGCCATGCACTTTGCGTCGGCGGCGAAATTCGG